CACCCACGTCTGTGTATGTTGCAAATCCTAATTCATCGCTAGAGTTTTCCCAGACCTGTGAAACTCGGTTGATTCCAGAGCCGTTTTGAAAAAATTGTCCTGCTCCATCGGTTGAGTGAGTTAAATTTGAAGATGTTGTTATTGGACCAGCAGCTATCCCACCGCTTGCAGTCAGCAACCCAGTGAAGAAGCCCCAGAACCCGTGTATATTCAGGAATCGTTTTGTGATAGAGCCTAGGTTTATAGAGTCGTTTGTATCGCCTTCAATGTTTCCGCTTGAGGTGATTCCACCGGCACCCGCAACAACAGATCCAATTGCGGATACATTTCCCTGTGCTGAAATTGAACCGTCTGCTGCAATGTTATTATGGATCATATTCGACCACAATGTTCCATTATGCAAGTATTCTTGATACGTGTCTTCGGCTTGTACTTTCCAACCTTTTGAAGGTGCGTAAAAGGCCCAATTACCATCGCTGTATATTGCAAATTTACCGTCCTGCCCTGCCCAATCAGCCCCGGTTGCACTTGTGGGGACAATATATCTATCACCCTCGCTAGGTGTCGCAGGTTGAGCCGTTGTGGTCGCAGAAATAACGGAAAACATAACCAAAGCGCCGAGCTTTTTAAAGTTAGCATCCATTCCGGTATTCCAGCCAAACTCTCCTAAATCCCAAGAGTTAAAAAGGCCTAAATTAGGATCTTGTGTTGCTGGCATTTTTAGCCCCCATAGCTTTCGCCGTAGTTGTAACCGTAACCGCTATCGGTTGGATTATATGTAAATGAGTGTTCAATTGATTGTGTTGATTCGTAACCGTCTCTTTTTGAAAATAAGACAATTTTTCCAACTTCGCCAATTGTTATAAATTCAAAAATAGGAATTACTTTCGAAGTTCCTGTTAAACCTGTGTATTCAACTTGAAGAACATCAAGCGCATTGTAAAGACGAATTGTGTAAGTCGTTCCTGCTTCTGGCCCGTTGTTTCCCGCTGAATCGTCGATTAAATTGCCGTTAACTTCTGTTTGTCTGTTTCTATGAGCCCAACTTACGGTTGAAACACCTAAGTTGATTTGATTTGAATAACGAACACCATCAATTGCAAAAAGCCCAGGTGGATACGGTCTAAAAGCTCTTGAACTAAAAACGACGCTGTCGGTAGGTGCTTCCGCTTCTGTTAAAATTTCACTGCCTGTTACGGTTAAAAGTTTACAATCAACCGAGTTGGGATCATTGAAATTAGAAGAATCGAAAGCCCCGAAGCCATCCCAAAAAACAACGGTATCACCTGCTAAATGATTTTCAGGAACCGTATCTAAAACGGCTCGCCCAACTGTCAAGGTTGTTTCTGTTACCGAAATTACTTTTAAAAGTTCGTTTCCAATTTGTGCAAATTGTCCAGGTGAAACCAAATCAATATTGTTTGCGTTTGTTATTGTTAAAAGTTCGTCCGTTTTGGCAATGTTACTTGTAAGTTCTGCGCTTGGGCTGAAATACATTGTTTTCGATTCAATGAAACCTGAACCAAAATCAAGCATAACTTTTGCATAAACGGCAGCTTCTGCGGTTGGTTCTGTTCCCGCTGCAACAAAATAACCTGTTGAAGGATCGGAAGCCAAGGTTGCGTTTATTAAAGATTGTGTGTAAACTTCAGCAAGTTTGTAATAAGGTGCTTCTTGTGGAACGCGAACGGGTACAATTGTAGGAGTTTGATCGATAGGTTGCCAACCGTCCGAAGGCGGGGGTGTTGAAATGCTTCCTTGTTGAGGCAATGAAAAAACGTCTTCTATCAATTTGACAGTGATTGCATTATTTTTGCCGTCACCAAATGAAATACCCACAACACGCATTGCCAAATTTACAAGTTTATATTCGCTCCAAGAAAACTTTATAACATCGCCACGATTCAAATCAAAAGCGTCTTTGTTTGTTACAATTTCACAATTCCAAACAGGTGCTGAAAGTGCTTTTAAATCCCTGGAAGCAACACGCGAAGCAAGTTCGCCAGTTGTAAAACCGTCGTATTCAATTGTCGTATTTATAATTTCGTTTTGTGAAATTATCAAGGCCGTGTCTTGTGCTGTAACGCTCGCGTTTTCTTCCGTTATAGAATCCCAATAATTAACGGTTACAGAATTTACGGCATTTCCGAAATAGTTTTGTTTTAAGTTCTTTATTGATTTGACATTGCTTTCATCAAAAGAAGGAACAGTGTTAATATCGTAATCGTCTCTTATTAGTTTAAGAACAAACTTTCCAGTTGAACGACTGTAATACAAAGAAGCGTCAATATGTCTTAAAACATCGCTTACAAAATCTTTAATTGAAACTTCATCTTGCCAAAGTAAAGAAACCCCCATTTCTTCATTTGACATTACATCGGCAGCGTTTGTAAACGACGTTTCGTCAATATCTGCGCTTTGGTAACCCATTCCCCAATCAGGATTTGTCAAGCATTCTCTAATTATGTGGGCTGGATTTGTCGAAGGTGACGCAGCTTTTATTTCATAATTTATTGACAAACCACCTCGTTCACCTCCAAGTGAACCTGTTGGATTTAAAAGCCAAATATCGTATTGTGTGGAGCCTGTTAGCTCAATCGGATTGTTCGAAGCATAAGTTTCGGCAGCGTTTTCTGTAAGCGAGTATTGATCCCAATAAGTAGTTTCATTACCTAAAAAGTCATGAACTGTAAATTGATTTGTGTAAAACGCACCTATTGAAAAAGGAGACCATGCTTGGTAAGTTCCACCGATTTGCTTTGTGATTGTAATTATATCGCTTTCTTTTACGTTTCTTATTGGAATGTTGTATAAACCAGGTGTCCAGTTTAATTTTGAGTTTGTACCTGCAATATTGTTTCCTTCGTCAACAATTCTTAAAGGAACCTCTGCTTTTTCATCGTACCACTGTGTTTCACCGCTTGAAACCGTGTGTATTCTCTGTGCCAAGAAAGACCAAGGCTTGAAATAAGGAGTTGTTCCCAAGTACATTTTATTCAAAACAATCCCGACAACACCCCTAAAAGCTGGTGTTTGATCATTTAAAACACTTTGCAAATATGTGTTTTGTAACTGGGCAGATTCTCCGAAATCAACGTCAAAGCTACCAACAACACCACCTTCTTTTTCAACACCACCAAATAGGTTTTCGAGATTTACATAGAGACTTCCACCTTCATAATAACCCGAATAAATTTCTTTATCCCCAACCAAAACTTTCCTTAAATAGTCAATTGGGCCGTGACATAGAGCAAGGTGCATTCCTAAATAGTATTTGAATTTGTCATCGCCTAAAGAAGCTGTTTTCAAATCACCCCACCAAACGACATTTGGAATGTTCAATTTTCTTGTTCCAAATAAAACGGGCATTGCAAGGCCATCTTCAGCAACTGGAAGATCTAATTCAGAATTCTTTTTCGGCCCTTTCAATATAGGGTTTGGTGTTACTTTGGTCGGGCCACCTACCCATCTTGCGAAATCTGTTGCGAAATCATACCAAGCCATAAAAACCCCTTAAATTATTGAATCTGTACCCATTGGGTTTTTTGAAGGTATCCAAGGAAAACCACCAAAATTCAAAAGGTTGTTGAATTTAGTTATACAAGTGGTTCTTAATTTGTCGCAACCTGGATATATTTTTACGCTTGCTGTTCCAAAGTCTTCAAATTCTTGAAGCAGTGCGTCACAAGGTCTTTGAATCGTCACTTCGGTTCCCACATTATTAACAATAAAAGCAAGTGTTCCGTCACTAACTTCTAAAACACCGCCTGTATAATAACCCAAGCTTGCGCCTGATGCTTCGGCTATTGTGAGAACGATTGAATTTGAAATTGCGGTAACTGTACCAGCTACTTCGAAAGATGACTGTAAAACCCCGCAACGCGACCCATAAAGGTTATGTCTGCAAATCTTTTGATACTTTGCACGAAGTCCCATTCTTCGCATACTTGAATAGAAATTTTCAAAAGTGAGTTTTAAGGTTGTTCCATTTGGTTTTACATAAATTAAGCGACCTTTCCAAATACAAGTTACTCCGATTGCATCAAAAGAAAAGACCGAAAGGCTCATTGCTCTTTCTGTAAAACTCACAAGCAAAGTTTGGCAAAGTTCGTCGTTTATATCAATTTGAATTTCAAGCCTTGACTTTGGAATTTGTTCTTTGTCTTCAAGTTCGCCTCTTTGCATGACCGCAGGTTGGTACAAGTCGCCATTGTAAAGCGATCCAGTTGAAGCACTTGTCTTATTCCATTCAACAGCACCTCTTGCAAACTTGTATAATTCTACTTGTCTCATACTATAAAGTCACCGCGATTAAAGACTTGAATCCAGCTCATATACAACATCGTGACAGTAAGACCGCCCCGCAGCAACCGCCCTTATATTGAAACGGCTTCCAGTGCTACAAATTTCATTTGTTTTCAGTGCATAGTCATTTACATTCCCGATTTGTGCAGGGGCTTGCGTCTCCGTTACGGTTGGGGTGTCCATCATTTCAGGCCACGAAACAGTATGTCCACAAAAGTTTTTCGCTAAATCACCACTCAATGCTTCATAGTCGGCATGACAATGAATATATTGAATATAACGCTGACATTTTTTTAATAGCGTAGCGTAGTCCTCCTGCTTGAACGCAGTGCTTGACTGCCCAAGCTCTAACTTAACTTGGGAGAGTTGCAGGTAATTGCCGACAGTTGCATACAAATTTGTTTGGCCATCTACGCCAACGTAATTCCCTGTATTCCATCCGGAAGGTGCCGTATAAAAACTATCTGCGAACAGAGCAAATCTAATTCTGAATGATTGTTGGTTATCGAATTTCCAATTTGCTGGATCTGTTTGTTGGCTGAATGGGATTACAATTTCTTTTTTCTCCCAAGTATCTGCGCTATCTATTGTATAAGGAATTCCATATGCTAAATCGGCATCCCTATTAATTGCGACCACAGAGAATTGACCTACTACGTTTGATTTAACCCAAAAAGTTAAGACGCAGTCATTCCCGAATATTTCACTAAAATTATACCCCTCAACCCCAACCCGAACGTGAGACTCAGTTTGAGCGGGTGGCGTTGTTACTGCTGTTGTAACCTCTACCCTATAACTAAATAAACTGTTTGTGTCTGGCGTGTCGGCTTCTTGCGTATCTGTTGACGCGCCAACCGTTCCACCTGCGCCACCGTTCCCGTGTCTCCAATTATCGGAAATAATCTCGTTATGAGCCGGAGAAACAAAACTGGTTCCTCGTTGCCAAACCTGAAAACCACCATTTATAAGTAGGTTTTTATTAGGCTCAATTCTATTTAGATTGAACGAACGATCTAAGAATCCACCGGCCCCATCAGGAATAGCACCCCTCAATAAAAAATCACTTCTATCTTGCGTCTCAGTTTGTGCCGAAATTTTTTTGTCTGCCATTTTAATTCTCCAAAAGCGATCTGTCGCCACTTTCTAAAAGTGAGTAAAATCCAGTTTCTAAAAGAGAAATCGAACCTGTAACGTCTTCAATAACAGAAGGTTCAATTTCCAACATTCTAATTTCAGATTGAACTTTTGAATTCCCAATCCAATTTAACTGAATTTTATCAACATCAAGACGGTTCAAACCTAAGTACGAAATTTGAATAATGTCTTGTGCATAAATACCCAAAGGAGCGTCTAAGGTTATTCTAACGGTGTCTTCTGAAACCTGTTCAAATAATGTAATTTCTCTTGGATACCAAACGCCGTTGATGTCACGAACTGCAATATTTGTTTTACTCGTTGCGTAATCCAAAATCGAATCGGATTCAACCAAAAGCGTCGAACTTACAACACCGCTTGACTTTTTGCGAAGATCGTTTTCAAATGTGGGAATCCAAAAAGCCCGATGCTTTCCGGCAAGTCTAAAAATCCATCTTTTGAATTCGCGAACCTCGTCATAATCTTCTAATAAAACTCTGTAAGGTGTTCCATATTTTGAATTTTGCCACGGTGTAGATTGAGCAACGTTTCCTAAATCAAAGTCGTTCAATATTTGTCTTTTTTGCATAGTCTTCTGAATAAAATTAGCACTTCCTAACAAAGACTCTTCATAATAAATATCATAACCTTTGTAACTTTCTTGGGTTCCGCTTGTTATATCGGTTGCTTTATCAATTTGAAAAAGAAGCTTTACAAATCCGCTTTGTCCGTTTGTTGAAATATCAGTGTTTCCGATAACAATTGCTTTTTTAATCGGAATCAAAATTGCACTTGTTTGAGCTTCAGCACCTGAAGCAAGTGTGATTGTTGAATCGGTTTTGCTTTGAATTTCTACAATCTGCCAAATGTTGCAATTGCTGTAAATCAAGGCAAGAGAAGCCGTTTGTAAATCATAAACTAAAGTGTTGCAATTGATTACGGTTTGACCGGCTGATATTGTACCCACACTTTGACCTTCTGACCAAAGAGGGATTATCCAATTGTCACGCAATCCACCATACAATGTGTTGAAAGCGTCTGACTTTTTAAAGTCTTGAAGCGGAATTGAATATTCAAAATATTGCCGTGGAAGCGTTCTTAATTTCAAACGTTCTTCCGTGCCATCGTCACTTTCAATCACATCTGTGACAAATTCGAAACGTTCAGCAATAGGTACTTCAGCCTGGAACGGCATAAAAGCACAATCACCAAAAAGACTTGTTGCAATTTTAGACACCTAAGTAAGTCCTTATTTCTTCAGAGTTTCGGCCAATCTTATTTAAAAATACTTCATCGCTATCGGAAGAATCTAAATAATCACCGACCAAAGAAGGGTCTAGAACATTCACAGTCTTGAGATTTACAACATTTCCTTGTTTCTCGCCATTTTGCGAGCTTGTGGGAGCGTTTGAGCTGTTTTCGTATGTCTTGATAGGGGTGTTTTGTTGAACTCTTGCAGCACCCTTTGAAAGGGCTTCTAGATTACCAACCCCAATTCTTTGCACGGCTGAAGCTTTCATGACGTACTCTTCACCATGCACAACACCTGCAATTTGGTTTCTTCCAACATCGTTTCCAGTGTATCCACCGTCTTTGAAACCTGTTGCCATAATTGCAGCTTTTGAAGCCGTTGTTCCTGCAATCAAAGCAGAAGTACCTGCGACAGAAGCACCGCCAAAAGTTGCAATCGACGCGGCAATTGCAGCGGGTGTCCATGCTTGAGAACTTGCTATTCCCGCAGCAACATTTGCCGCAGAAGAAGTTGCCAATGCTGCAAGTTGTGCCGCGGTTATTGTTGAAATTGCAGCAACTTTATTTGCTGCTTCAGCATTCGTTGCTAAAATGGTGGCTCCCAAACTCTCTTGTTTAACTCCTTCCATTGCAACAAACTGTATTCCAGCTTGAATAACTGAAGAAATAAGTTGTGCAACTGCGGTTTTGGCAACGTTCTTTAAAGCATCGCCCAAGTTTTCAGCGTAGACAATTGCTTGACCAATGCTATTTGCAAAACCTTGAGTCAATGTTACAAACAGACCTCCGAACGCTTCACTCATTGCAGGGATGAAGCCTTGATAGCCTTCTGTTATCTTGTTTAAACCTTCTTGCCAAGCATCGGCCCAAGTCCCATCACCCAAAGTCATTTTGAGTTGTCGTGCCTCTGAATTCATTTGAACAAGGTTTCTATTGTAGGTATCTTGATTTATAATTCCACGCTCATAGGCCCTATTATTTGCTTCTAATCGGTCGGCTAATTGCTGAAAACTTCCAACGGACGAATCATAAAGGCTTTGCAATTCGCTTTGAACATTCTTTTCATCTTGTAAAATTGCAATCTTGGCTTTTAAAACTGAAGTTTGGGTTTCTGTAAGTTTAATTCCCTTATTCAACAAATTGTTGTTTATGGCTGAAAAGCGAGCTTCGGCCTCGCGTTCTTTTCCGACCATTCCCAAAAGTCTGAACTCAGTTTGCAATTCTCGGTTCAATTTTTCTAAGATCTTGGCTTTCTTTTCATCTGAGTCATCGGAGCTTAAAGGAGCTTTTCCAGCTCCTCGCAAGGCATCGGAAGCGGTTTTTCTACGGGCTTCGCCTATTTCACGGGCTCTTCTTTGAATTTCGTTTAAACCGTCATTAATCAGACCTACGAAGTTTCCAATATAATCAACTTCGATTGCGTCGGTAACTTCTTTCTGGATAACGTCCCCAAGCTCTTTTGCAGAGTTTCCAACCTGAAGTTTAAAACTACTCAAATCAATAATATTTGCTTCAAAATCTAAAGGGTCGTTTCCTAAAAGCTTTCTTGCTCGGTTTATCAAATCAACCAACTCGCCAACAGCTTTGTTTATAAAATTGGTCGCACTTTGAACAGAATCTAAAATTGCATTCGCAGCAAGGGCACCTGCATCCCCTGCGAGTGCTGGCAATGCTTTAAAAGTTTCTTTTGCAATTTTATAAAGGCTTACAAACCCACCAATCAAATTGTTGAAAGTTCTCTTCATAACCTTCCACATTTGACCTGCAATTGAAGAAACAGTTTTCAAAAGTCCATCAAATAAATTTTCCACAAAGCTAATTGCATCTAAAAAAGTATCCCCGATGAACTTTCCAACACCTTTTATAGAATCCCAAATAAAACCGAAAACCGATTGGACGGTATCTCCTAGCGTTACAATTCCATCGGCTGAAGTTTTGATACTGTTTCTGAATGTATAAAGCAAAGCAATACTTGCAGTCAAAGCAACCGCAATTGCCCCAATTGGATTTGCAGCCATTGTAACGGTTAAAGCTTTGATTGCAGTACCCACACTTCTAATTGCAAGCAATATGCGAGGGCCGAAAGCAACCAACATACTTGCCCCAGCGGTCGCAGCAATTGGCCCCAAAAGATTCAAATTGTTCGATAGGCCTAAAATTGCCCCGGACATTGCATTTACAAAACCTGTTTGCTTTGCAATTTCCCCGAAGAAATCAGTTGCTTTGTTTTTTAAGACCGTAAGCGATTGACCAAGTGTGGGAATTGTTTTAGCAAAACCCTTGTCTAAAGAGTCCTTTGCATTTGCAAATGCGCTTCGCATAACAGAAGCTGTAATTTTACCCTGGGGTGCGAGTTTTAAAAGCTCACCGCGAGCAACGCCCATTTCTTTTGCAATTGCATCTGCGACGGCTGGCATAAGCTCCATAACCGTGCGGAATTCGTCACCGTCAAGCTTTCCTTTGTTAAAAGCTTGCGAAAGCTGAAGCAACGCAGCACTTTGTTCACCTGTTGTCGAACCTGATAAAACCAAGGCTTTGTTTACGCTTTCAGTTAATTGCAAACTTTCCTGTTGCGAAGCGCCTAAACCTTGTAAAGCGCGGTCGAATCGCTGAAACGCTTGGGCCGTATCTTGAACGGGTGTTCTTGTTTTGTTAGCAACTTCAAACACCTTTTGAGAAACTGTTAAAAGTTGTTCTTCTGAATCAGTAACGTTTTTCAACTTGTTTTGCAAAATTGTGTATGAGTCGGCCGCTTGTACAATTTGAGCGCCACCGAAACCAATACCCGCAAATGCTAAAGCTGTTCTAATGAATCCACCTAAGCCCACACGAGCGCGATTGCTTGAATTTGCAATTTTATCTTGTGCTTGTTTCAAACGAAGACTTGCAATTGAAGCTCGGTCAGCGGCAGCACCTGCCCGACTTTCGGCGGCTGCGGTTCTTTGCATTTCTGTGGAAACTCTTTGACCTTTCAAAGCTGTTTGCTGAAGTTCACCTTGAAGCCTTTCTTGTGCTTGGGCCGCCTTTGCGGTTTCTTGAGTTAGTTTTTGGGTTGCTGTTTTTGCTTGTGCTTCAGTTCTAATTGCTTTGTTTAGTTCGGCTTCAGTCTTTGCGTAAGATTGAGCCAAACGCTCTTGTGCCGGAACTTGCTTTTGAGTAACCGCAATCATTCGCGCTTTTGCGTTTATTAACTTTGCGTTGGCATTTGTTTCTTTTGTCAATGCGTCGCGTGTTTTGTTTGAAGCAACTACAAGTTTGTTCAAAGCACTTGCATCCAATGAGCCAATTGCTTTTTGCAACTTCATCAAAGCGGTTTGACCTTGTCTTGCAGCTTCAGCAAGTTGCAAAATTTTACGTCGAGGGGTTGGACTTACTTTGTCCGTAATCTCAATGTCAATTCTTTCGCTCATAACTTGCCTTTACTTTGCTTTATCAAACGTCTACCTAGCGCAACAGAGAGTTCAACAAATCCAACGGGGGCTTGCTGAGAATGACCGTCATTCAATCTTTGAATGTAAGGTAGTACATTACTCAAATATATACTTTCGCCGGGCTTCTTTTTGGCTAAAGTAATTTTTGCCTTTGAAAGTGTAGCTTGTGCGCTTGAATTTTTGGTTGAACCGCCTTTTCCCTCGTAATAAGGTGGCAAGGCGTCGGAAACAGGCTCGTTTAACGATACTTGCCAGTTTGATAGGGCTTTGGAGGTATCTACTGGCGTGACGTGTACAAGGTGCGTTAAAATGCCAATGGCGACCCTTGAGGCGGTCGCACTGGCTTCTTTATCAACATTGTTTGCTAACTTTTCCATTCTGTTAGCAAAACTTAAAAGGTTTCTCGCCATCTTACTTGCCTTGTTTTTTATCAAGTCGCTTTAAATGAGCATGATCCATTGCTCGAATCAGAAACAAAAGGCTTTCGGTTTGATCTTCATCAAATTCGTAAGCCACTGCGTAAGACTTTATCGAACTCCATGAAATTGGGGTTAATCCCATCCCATGACTTCTTTCCGAATCTAAATCAAAAAACGCATCCAAATAAAGCTGAAGACCAAAAAACAATTCGGGGGCATTTGCAATACGGTCGGGCAATTTCGCACCCGACCGTAAGCTTTGCTTTGCAATATTGCGTTCAATTGGGCCCATTTCGTATAGGTACAAAAGAACGCTTATTAGTTTTCCGCGTCAACCTCTAAATCAGCTTCTTGGAACAACCCGGCTTGCTGTGCTTTTTCTTGCAAGTCATCGTAAAGTTCATCCAAATTGGTAAGCAAAGCTTTTGCGTTTTCAGCATTGAAAGTTGCTTTTTCGTTTTCTTCAGCACTTTTGTCAATATCTGAAAGCGGAACGTTTTTCCAATCCAAAAGAATTGTTGAAACAAAAACGTCAAGATAAATTTTTTCTGCAAGGGCATCTTCAAAGCGACCCAATTGAATTGCACGTTTGTGGGGTTTCGTTGCTCTTTCCGCAGCCTTTTGGAATTTCTTATTTGATTTACCCATTCGAGCAATCAAAAAAGACGGAATTGTACCGTCGGAGTTCGGGCCATATTCGACCCAAATTCCTGCGGCTTCAAGCTTTTTATCGGTCTTGAATTGTTTTGATAGTGACACTGTAACGGCTCCTTAGTTTAACCCTTGCACCGCAAAGGCTTTCGATTCAAAATTAAGCTGGCATTCCCACACTTGGAAGGTAAGTGAAGAAATTTGAGAGCAAAGTATAACCCGCGTCACACTCTGCACCCATTGTTTCAAGCGGCAAAGTGATAGGTGCATCTTTTTCAACGTTCACACGTCCACCACCAAGGCCGAGCAAAGGAATGTCAAAAATAACACCTGCATTGTTCAAGGCAGTGATGACATTCAAAGAAACGTCAGCATTGTTTCGAACGGCTTGCACTGCGGTTACGTCTGCAAAATAAGCAGTCGCGGTACCACTAATGTCAAAGTCACCAGCGGTTGCATCAAACGCACCCAAAACGCCAACGGCTTTATTAGGGGTCACGTTGTTATTGATCGCAATGTTTGCTTCGGTGACATACCCAAACAAAGCGTCTGGATTCAATACCCCAGAAGGATCAACGACGCTCATTTTGAGGCGGTAAATATCAGATGAAGTGTTGATTGGCTCTTCAGATACCAAAGCAACGCGGGTTCCTGATTTAATACCTTCTGTACCTGTGCGGGGCTCAACATCCATACCAACAAAGGTCAAATCTGCATTGAGTTTGTCAGCTTGTGGCAAATTCAAGGTGAATTCGTTCGGAATTGCGCCTAAGAGATATTCAGACTGCGTTCCTACATCGTCACTTCCTAATTGGCGTTCAAGTTGGTAAGAACGACGAACGATCAAAGAGGCGTCTTTTTCATTTCTAAGGACTGTGCCAAAGAACATTTGAACGGTCAAAGAACCGCCCGTTTCGGTAACTGGTGTCCAGGTCGTATCGTCTAAATCCAAAATGTTAGTGTCGATTGCTTTTACCCTTGCGTAACCCGGAGCGTTGTTTGCAAAAAGCGTCCCCGCAGAATCGCCACCGATAAAAATCCATTCGCCAACATTCAAACCCAAGGTTGTGAAATCAGTCAAAACGCTCGTTAAAAAGATGCTCGAAGCCGAAGCCTCAATTTTTAAATCCCCGGAAGGAAACTGAAAACCAACGGCTTCGAGCTTTGCAGATGAAGAAGGAGCGGCTTCATCAACAACATCTTCGGCAACAGTAAGCAAAGTGCTTGTTGCAGTCACCAAACGTTTAAGGCCATTGTTTGCAGCTTCAGCAAAACCGCTCGCCATGATCAAAGCACCTTCCAAGAAGGTCAAACCACTTGCCGCGGCGTAAGTTTCTGCGGTACCATCAACAGCGGTGATTGGAATTGCAGTCCCGTTGATCGGAATAGTTGAAGTTTTTTCACGGGCATTTGCAAAGAAGAATCCTTGCAATAATTTCTTCATGTTGCTAACTGTCACATCGGTGTTAAAACCGCCCGAAGCGTCCAAATCAACAACCGTACCTTTTTTGCGTTGACGGCTTGGGTTAATTGGATTTCGCGCAACCGTTGAAACTTCACCGCCAAAATCGGCAAATGAGTTTGGTTCAAGTTCGTTCCAAATTGGTGTAACTGGAAGGGTTTTCAAACACTCTTCTTCAGCATAGGCCAAAGCAGTGACGTTGCTATCAATTTTGTTTATTGGACATGGCATATTAATTACCCTTCGTAGTTTTCGTTGTATTCGTATTCGGCCACAACGTTAAGCCTAAAAAATGCGTCTTCAGGTGGAATTTCAACAATTCTTGAATTGCGAAACCAAACGCCACCGTTGACCGATCTTTTTCTAAATGCGTTCCTAGATAAATTAGCTAATTTTTTACCTAGTTGCATAGATTTACTGTCGGAACGAGGTAAAAATAGCTGCACAAAGACCAAACCCGCTGTTTCAAAGCTTCGGCAAGTCCCATTTCTAAAAGATTTTTGTTCATCTGCAATTGTTTGTTGCGAAATGCGAACCCAATATTTTGAACGGTCGGGAACTTCTGGTTCTTCAACGCCCGGCCATCTAACTTCTGGAATGTAACCCACAATAGAGGCGCTGGAAGTGTCCCAAGCTGTTTTGAACGTTTTAAAAATATCGTCAATTGCTTCTTCGTAAGTCATTATTTGAACCTTAATTCATAAAGAATTTTTTGACCATTTGGCGAAAGCTCATCAATTGACATAATAACAAGTTCTTTGCTGTCGCGCAAAACAATATCTTTTTCAGCGGGTTCAAAAGGAACCGAAGCCATTAAACCCAAAAGCGAAGCAGTTGCAATTTCGGTATTCTGCATATAATGCAAAGACTCTTGGCCTTCGCGATCCACTGGCAAAAATACAATTGAAACGTTGTTGTCAACGTAGGTTGCTTGTCCAGGCTCCCAAGGTTTTTCCGGGTCTGGATCAACACCGTTTGTAAGCTTTCGCCAAACAACAAATTGACCGTTTTCTTCGATCAAGTCTAAAGCAAGTTGGATTTCTTCGTCAAAAACGCCCATTATGTATGAACCAATAGATTGTTTGAAGATTCGGAAGAAGCCGGTGAAATGAAACAGTCGGGAATCTTATTGTCAGCTTGTGGGTAAGCAATTACCGAACCCGCTTCGCCTGGTGGCGAATACTCATACTCACTTTCGATTGGGCCAACTTTCTTTTTGACCTTTGCAACATTTCCTTTTACAGAACCGTTCGGTTGCAAAGAGCCTTGATCATTTTGAATTTTCGAATACTCAATTTGAGCTTCTTTCACTTCGCGCGGAACACCTGCGACCAAAACGGGATATTCCCCGGAACAATCATAAAGTTCGGATCTTGGAAACTGAGTTGTTTGATCACGACCTGCAAGTTTGTAACCTGCAAATTTAAAACGAGTGTCCAAATAAGAACATGCAGGAATCAAAAGGGCTTCAATTGCTGAATCGGCCAAAGCAGAATAGTCAACGCCTCTTGCCGCCCAATAATCTTTAAATTCTTGCACGGTTACATAACTATTTGCGTTTGCAACTGTTCCCGTGTCATTTTGAACTAACAAAGACATAAATTCACCCTAGTTTTGTGACTGTTAAAACAAAAACATATTAGTTTTTAAGCTTCGTTTTGTCTTTGTTTGTCAGTGTTAGAATTGCCTTTTTAATTTTTGGCAGCTTCTTATTTGTTTTCAAGCCTAAGAACTTTCGAGCCATTTTAGCACCTCAAAATAATTAATAGAACGCACTTGTAAATAAACAAATGCGTTCAATAATCACTTTGCAAAAGGTTTCAAAGCATCATATTCTTTTTTGCTTTTTGGCAAATATGCGCCTTTTCGATAACCGCGTTTCAAATCTTCACACCAACCAGATTGTTCAAAGATGAGACCTTTGATTTCTCCTTCTTGCTCTTCAACAATCGGAGTTTCTTTTGTTTCAGAGTCTTTCGTTTCTTCAACAATCGGACTTTCAACAGGGGGTTTGTTTGGAACCCAAGGTTCTTGTTTTGACTTGTCTTCTTTTGCCATGATTGCAAAACCTTATTTTAAAGTGATAGAAAAAGAGCGGTGTATTTCAACCGCCCTTTTTCAGTTTGTTGTTACTGGGTGATTCCAGTAATCAAAATGTGCTCGTATCCCACATCCTGCAAGGCCAAGTAGAAAGAGCCATTGTAAGCTGAACGCTTTTCACGAGTTGAAGAAACTGGTTGTTCTTCAAGTTGCAAAGCATCACCAGCTTTCCAGCCTTTCCAAACTTTGTTGATGTTCACAATTGCAATTTGGTCGTCGGGCATTCCGATGTCGATTTTGACATTCAGGATAAGACCTTCGTAATTGTAGGAATCAACAAAGTAACCAGCAGTGGTGTTGCCCATATCGGTATTCACTGAAAGCTTGGTTGCAGCACTTGCGCCCAAGAATTCGTTAATTGTGTCTTTGTTTGCACTTGACACGTAAATATCGGTAGGGGTTCCACGTTCAGTAACTTCGCGCAAAGCTTCTTTCAACTTTGCTTCAGTCAATGCACCACCAGCGGCATAGGTGAGCACCACCCGACCGCCTGTGGTATCACTAAGCTGTTGCAAAAGTCCAGCAGTCATCCAAGGGCTAGAAGCTGTCTTTGTTGCTTTCTTGCCGTTGATTGTGGTTGCATAGATATTTCGAGCAACACGGGTCATTGCTTCTTCTTCCAGCAAACGAACCATGCTAGAAGTCAAACCTTTGCGAACATCAATTTGACCACCTTTGGTATAATCGATTGGCTCGGCCACGGTTTGCATGTAGTTTTGGTATTCGTTTGTGATTTCGCTAACTGAGTCAATCGACTTCAAATCGAGGTCATCAATTGCAGAACCAACAACGGTATAGGCTACGGCTGCTAAATGCGCAGCAGCAGTTGTACCGGCAGCACCACGGGCACGAACATCAATTGTGTTTGCACCCAAGTCCACGGTATTAATAACCACGTACTCACCTGCAACATTCAAAACCAACCCTTTAATCAGGCCAACCGCTGAAGTTACGGGCAAATCTGCAACCGCTGTATCGTCCCAACCAACTACACCAATTGTTCCAGCGCGGGGAGTTTCAGAACGCGAGTAAATGTCAAATTTACGATTTGACTCTTGTTCAGGCGCAATTGTTGCGTCTTCCCAAACACGGCCCAAATTTTTTGGAAGGTTGATTGCTTTTGCACGAATCAGTACAATTGGATCGGCAATAGAGTTTGCATCGTCAACGTCTGTGAAAATACCAGTTTCGAAAGACATAATTTATTTTCCTTGTTCCGCTTTAATCTCTGCGGCTAGGGTGTCGAGTTGGTTTGCTTCACTTCTGGAAAGTGGGCTTTTGTCCTGCTTTGCCATAAGTTCGTCAAACTGTTGTTTTTTGCTAAGACCGCCCGCGCCACCTGCGCCACCTGCGCCATGACCTGGGGTGTTCTGCTTTTTCCAATGAGAACGAGTTTCGAGAGCTTTTGCAACAACCTGTTCAACACTCAAACCTTTTTCAAATCCCGCTGCACCGTTGGACATATAAGTCCCGTCGGCTTGACGTTCAATGACCGAACCAATAATAAACTCAGCGTCCTTAATTGCGTCTTTGCTTACGCTATCTTTCAACGCTTTACCCAAAATTGATTGTTTTTCAGTTTGAAGTTTAAAGTTGCTCAACTCACCAACTTGCGATTCCAATTCACTATTTCGCTTTGTCAAATCTTCGGTGAGTCTTGCAACTCGCGAATCAACAATTGATTTAATGGTTTCTTCATCGCTGCCACCATCCTTAACTTTTGCACGTAAAACTTCAACTTCTTCGACCATCGACTTATACACTTTTGGGTCAAGTCCTTCCAAAGCTTTCAACTTGTTGTTTGCTTCGTGGAAATCGTCAAAAGCCGTCTTTTTGGCCTTGTGCAGTTCTTCATACTCAGTTTCAGTTTTGAAATCGTAATCGCCACCTTGAAAAATCGCTTTACCGTCTTTTTCAACAAAGGCTTTTTCGAATCCCTTCGGAACGTCCGAAATACTGGCATATTCTGGCTGTAACTTCATTTCTCACCTTTTTGCGGAACATCCGCAGTTTTTAAAGGGAACATCCCTTTCTTTAAATATATGCAACAATTTTCAAAATTGTCAATACTTGGAAAACAAAATTAGGGGTTTTCTGTCGTATTTGTCAAATCTTGCTTCCATTCTTCGAAGTTTTCCGCACTTGTTATGCGGTTTCTCTTCTGAAGTTGGTACAAATCAAGCTCGCGCATCGCTCCGAGCCCAACCATTGAAGCAAATTTTACAAACTCTTCAGCCGTGTACTTTTCATCTGAAAATTCGGTGTTTGCTTTCACAATTACTTCGTCGGGGTTTGCACCGATCCACCTTGCAGCAATTTTTAAAAGACTTTCCAAACCTTCAGCACCCGTTAAAGCAAGCGTCTTTAAAGAAGCTGTTTTGACATTTGAACGGATATTCAAAGCGGTTCCGCTTTCGGTTCCTTTGTTCAAAAGATCAACACCCAATGCGACGCAATAATCAAAAAGCGCAGTCATATTTGATTTTCTAGGCTCAATGCCATCTGTTCCAATTGTGACATATTTTGCATCGGCATAATCAAGATTGCTTTTGTTTGAAGCACCATTGCCCACATACAAGGTTTCATCCTGGCCTAGTCCGTAGCCTTTTGTGAAAAGCGTACTCTCGCCACCCCAGTACAAAGCATCTTCATGATGAGCCGAAGCGCGGAAAAGGGACAAAGAAGCGTCTGCGACTGACTCCAAGAAAGGGTATTCAACATCTGCACCAAGCCGGGTCAAGTTCACAATAACAAACGGGATTTCGTCTAAAACAGACTCCGAAACCCTGGGCTCAATTAAAGTTTCATCAATGTAACCTGCACTTGACAAGATCGGGTCGCCATATTGAACAAGCGAATCGATTGTTTGGTATTGAATATAAACGCCTCGTTCATCCAACATCAAAATCAAATAAATAGGCTTTCCGTTTTCGTCGCAGTCGTCGGTTAAAAGCTTAATCCAATCAAAAGCGGTTTCTGAATTGTCTTTTACAATTTCATGCCAATCTATGATTGATTCTGCAAAATAGGTTCCAATGTTAAATTGCTTACCTTGTTCTCGGCTTGGATTTAGCAAAATTCCAATTCTTGAAACTTGGATTTGTTGAGTGTTTATTACCGACAAAACTTTATAAATAGATTCGTTGTCAGTAGTGGCATCTTGCAATAAGAATTCAAGTTGTGTGGGCAATTCAAAAGAAGCGGGTTGATTTTCCAAAAGGCCCATTGACTGCGATTGAATCTCAAGAGGGAATGGATAAAACTTTGCCCGGTAAATGTAATCACAAAACCTTTGAAAGCCCATTTTCCCAAGCCGTCGCATTGAGTCAGTAGGTCTTATGTATTGATCAAAAGTTGTAATTGCTTTTAACTCTTGAGTTCCATCAAGGTTTGCTGTGTTTTGCTCTAAAGCTCGATCTTTCAAATGATTTTCATCTTTTGTCACATCGCGCATTTTGCGCCAAATTTTAAAAAATCTGTCGTATTGCGGGTTTACAATTCTTTTTGTTTTAATACTCATTTTAAAAATCCTCAGTGATAACTTCCAGAAGAGAAAACCCTATTGTTGCCTTTTAAAACACGATACCTTACCATGTCATAAACGTGATCTTCAGCCGTTGTATCCACATCATCAATTTTAGCATCATCGCGAGGAATTGGCGGCAAAGTCTCTATTGAACTTATACAATTTGCCATAAAATACAAACCTGGGCCCTCATTTCGCAAGGATGCCTCTAATCTATCGCGAATAAGTTGAAGCCCTTGAATACGGCTTCCTGGGGTTTTCTTGGGCGTTTCCCAATAAATGCCGACTTTTGCCATTTTATCGTCAATGGAATCTTCGGTTGTGTCTGTGTTTCCACCCTTTTTCGTATCTGCGGGCCCCGGATAAGGTTGTTTTTTGATCCAGTTGTTAGACAAAAGCTTAACTTCGCGGTCACGAATTCCCGCGGCAACATCGGTTGCACTTAGCTTAATTCCCTTATTTGAGCCTATTTCTTGGGTTCCGTACCATTCATCAATTTGAATCAAAGAATCTCGTTCAATGCTCAATTTTTCGCCATTTTCTAAAATAACGTCTTCACCGTTGGCTTCTGCCCACAATCCCACACTAAAGGGGTGAACGCTGCCCCAATCCATTGTACGGTCAACATACCAGCTTTTTGGAACCTGAAAACGTGGCAAAATATGGACTTTGTTGTCCCAAAGGTCATCAAGGGCACCACCTGCGGTGACATTCCAGTTTCCTTTTAGCCAAGCTTCGCGCAAATTGGGGTTATTTGCCGTTAACCGGTTCAATTCTGCAATATATTCGGCATCTAAGAAAATATTTTCTCGATACGATCCAAAAATTGCAACCTGTGTTTTGGTAACAATCACATTTGCTTTTGTTTTTGGGTCGTACACTTCGCAAGTAGTTCTAACGACTTCGCCATTTTTCGCAGGATTGATAAAACGTCTGCGAACCCAATTATGACCGGGGCCGCTTGGGTTTGTTGTGCTGAAAACTTCAAGCGGAATTGGTGGTAAGGGCTTGCCGTCGGGTGTTTCGTAAATGATTGAGCCGTCTTCGCGCTTTGCAACGTTTCCTTTTGAATCTCTTGCTTTTGGCGTGTGAACTTCAGGTACAAATGAAGAGCGATTTGTACTCATCATTTTATCATATAGTTCTGCGGTTGGTTGTTTTGTAAGCTCATTCCAACCAATAAACGGATACTCATGCCCATGATACGACTCGTAATCAGAAACCTTTTTAGCATGGCGCAACAAAAGCTCTTCGCCTGTTGGCCAAACCCATTTGTAATCAGAGGCAGATTCATGGAATTTTGCGCCATCGTCAAAAGCATTAAAAAAGCGTTTTGATTGTGCTACCAGATCGGAAAGGTTTTTAAACTCTTTATCGAATATTGCACCACGCATAAAAGAGCCGTAACCAATACCAACATGACGCCTAAAGCGCATAAGTTGGGTAATTGTCTTGCCTGGGCCACGGGTTCCATGATAAAGCGTGTGGTGACAACGTGTGTCAACGGCAAGTTCTTGGGAGGTTCCGGGGATCGGCTCCCAAATTACTTCCAATTCGGGTTTATCAGTCATTGCCGATTTCTTCGATTAGTTTTGCTTGTTGGGCTTGCAATTTCGCTTCCCATTGCTCATCATTGCCGTTGTCTTTTACAATCATGACTCGGTTCGAAACATTCACACCGACGTTTACATTTGTGTTTTGCTTTTCAATGAAACCCATTACGTCTGCATAAAGCTTGCCGAGTTTTCCGAAGTCATCGGTTGCAACCCATTCGCTTTGCATTCTATCCCAGACACTGCGGGCGAGTTCGCCCTTTGTGGGCAAAAATGCAAGTTCGCCTTCGTTTTCTATCAATTCGTTTTGAGCGTTTCTAACTACAATATCTTGGGGCCATTCGTTGGCAACTCTCAAAGCTCGGTTTGTATTGTTGGGAAATAGAACTAAAGCGGCCTTGAAGGGGTCTTTTGGAGTTTTAAGCAGTTGCCTTGCATATTCTACTTTATACTCTTCATCTGTCAAGACAATTTCAGTCATTTTCTACTTATGGTAGGTTTCAATTTGTGTTTCAATTCTTGTTGTTTTATTGTCAATGCTGTGCAAAAATTGGTTCATGCTTTTTAATTCCAAAAGCATGTTATTTGAATTCTCTTTTGCATTCGTTTTGCATTCGGCAATATCTGAGCTATTGTTTGAAACTTGATTTTGTAAAGTTGCATAAGACGCGCCTATTGTTACCAAGAACAAAGCAATTTTTATCCAAATGTTAATTTTTTCCATTTTGAATACCTTTAACTTTTGAACCAACGCCAAATACGTTTAAAAACGTTTCGAGTAGGTTTCTTTTTTGGTTTTAATTTTGAATTCCAATATTTGGACTTGTCAACCCAACGCCATTTGATGAGTTTTCGGTTTTCAATTTCTTTTTCGTTTTCACATCCAAACCAATTATCTGATATTGAAACAAATGCTTCGACAATATCGCTTTTAATATCACTATGGCCTGAAAGTTCAAGCATTTGATCGAGGAAGTCGTTTGTCGTTTCAAAAGATAGGCCGATATCATGGCCAAATGCGTCATGAGTTGCAAAACATCCAAGTGTGTCCTGGTTTCCCACATGAGGAATAAAATAGTCAACAAAGATTGGGCCGGAGCGAGCATTAAAGTGGAAAGGCGGTCTAAGTTCAAGCTCAATATCGCCAAAAGATACGGTTCTGATAATAATTCGGACGAAATTTACCAAATCGAATTCGCGTGGTTCGGTAGGTTTTAGCAAAATCTCGGTTGCTTGAAAGTCTTTAATTTTCATGATTCAACCCTCGAAATAGCATGCTCTTCTAAAAGAGGAAGGTTTAAAAAACCTATCAAATTGGGCAAATCTTGCATGATTGGCCAACGATAGCCTAAGACTCGGTTTCGATCGAAAGCTTTTATTGAAACTTCGTCGCCTTGATTGCCACCCAAAACAAGAAGGTGTCCGCGTTTGTCGCGTCCGATGACAAAACCAACGTGACCTGAGTTAGAAATCGGGCTTTCGCGCCAAAAAACCACAACGGCACCGACTGCGGGGCCGCCTAAGCAATCGCCCCAGCCTAAGTAAGAACGAGCCATTGCAGAGTTAGAAGACTTAATTCGAACCTCTTCAAGGACACCACCGACGAAAGCAGCGCACCAAGGCACTTCATCTTTATTGAATTCAGTATCGATAGATTTAAACCATTCTAAGATTTTTTTGTTGTGAGAGGGGCCTTTGTACTCTTTCAAGCCCAAGTAGCTTAAGGCCATTCTTAACCATGCAGGTCGATGGTAAGGAACCGTCGAATGTTTGTCAACCCTATTGTCAAAGAGTGCAGCTAAGGTTAGGGGGCCAATGTATGACCGGGCTTTGTAGCCAATGGATTTTTTAAACTCAATGATTGCACTTTTCGTTTTCGGCCCTAAAATGCCATCTAAAACCCCAGGTTCAAAACCTTTGGCTTTAAGTGCTGTTTGAATTTCCTTGACGGTCGGCATACAACATAATGTAAACAAAATTCATAAAAAGAAAACCCCAAAGCCTAAACTTCGGGGTTCTGCGTCTATCTTGCCCACATTATTGCGATGCAATGAATCAACACTTTATTCGTTTTCGAAGTCTTCTAATCGGAAGACGCGAGCACCTGGGCCTTTAGGATCGCTAGAATCAACAGTTCGAATTACAAAGTTTCGAGTTGGATTTCCTGCGGAATCCTTGTAACGATTCTTTGCACTTGAAACGGTAGAGGCAAGCGACTTTGAAGGGCTTGGGTTCTTTTCGGTTGGCGCCACATGGAAACTTTGCCCAACTTCCATGACATCGAAAGGATATTTCATGGTTTGAACGCGGCGGCGTGACTTTGGCAAGGGAATATTGCTTTCAAGCTCAAACCGACTTGGTGCAGCTTGTCCAACTTCATAGGTTCCGGCTTCTTCCGGCACAACCAAAGCCAAAGGGATTTCTTCGGTTGTCAAAACTGGATCCAAGTTGTCGCATTCAGGGAACAAATTTGGAACTTCTGGTTCTTTGAGCGATTCCAAGTAATCCAAACCTGCTTGGGTGGCACGGGTAGCAAAACCTGAATCCGCATCACCAATAGCGAGATTGCATTCGATGAAGGCGAGTTTGAGAAGGTTCTTTGCTGCTTTTTCTTTCACAAGCGTATACCAAGGCTCAACAAGTTGTGCTTCGGCAATCTTGGTAAGTTTTTTCAATTCAGCGGGACTAAGTTTTTCCATTTGAAAGCTCCTTAATTGTTTGCAAGCGTGGTACAAACTTCTTTGTATTGGTTTTTAAAATCGGGCCACACTCCCAACTTAACATTGTTGCAATATTTGTTTTGATATGCGATTTCGTCTTTGCGTTCGGCATTGCCGATAACTCCAAACAAACATACAAAAACAAATATTAAAATCCAAATTAAAAATGAAGCTTTGTTATTTGGTTTTCGCATTGGTTTATAATCACAAGGATATTTCATTAAACCATATCCTCATCGTTAAGTTTTAAAATACGTTGATAAATCAAAGATTCAGCTTTCAAGCTTTTCAATTGTTTGCAAATGCCGTCAATTAGATCTTCCGAAACTGTGCTACCTAGACCAAGCTCGAATGTGAGCTTTTTGATTTGGCCGTCAATTCCTGCTATCATTCGCTTGCAATAAGACATTGTGCGAACGTATCCAACTTTTTCTTTAGTGATCATTTCATTATTTCCTTAGCCATTTGAAAAGATTCGTTCTTTGAAAAACCTTCTTTGACAAAACTCAAATAAGCACTTCTTCGAATTTTAGCAACCTCTTTGAAATGGTCTTTAATTACAACTGCGTTTTCAATTAAAGTTTCCAATCCGGCTTGAAGTACAAGTGTGCTTTCTGCATTTTTCAAAAGCAAGTCTTGATATTTATCGTTTAAATCTGACATTTCAAACCCCTCTCATAACTGAAGACAAAGCCCAATTGTTGCGAAACTTTTTAATCGATTCAAAGTCTTTCGCTTTATTTTTACGCAAACTTCTATGAAAACGCTTGCTCATGATTGCAAGTGTAAAGCTTTTTCCTGGGCTTCTTGCGGCTGCAAAGTATAAGTTTGAAACCATAAAAGCTTTACAAGCTGACTGAGTTGTCAAAGCTTTTGATAGCTTTGCCTTAAAAATTTGGTTTGCTTTCTCAGAAGTTAATAAGGTTTTACCTTCTTCTTTGGTTAATTTATCAATTACTTTTTGAAAATATTTGTCCAAATTTTCAATGTAACTTGCACGGTTTAAAGTTTCTTTTGACATTGTTAAAACTCCTTTTTCAATGTTCTATACAAAGATACATTATAAAACTTAAAGCTACAACTTTTTATCAATCTTTAATTGTATCATACAATATCCAATTGAATAAGCTAACCATTCTTGAAGCGGTGAATCTTCTAAACCTAACGTAATTCGAACCCAAGTTAAAGAATGAATTAGTTCATGAACAAGCGTTGCAACATTGTTCATATCCTTAACATAAATCATATCGCAAATTGCCAAGTTTGAAGGCTCTTGTTTTAAAATTTCGCGAAACTTGTCATAGTGATCTAAACAAGGTTCTCCAAGCTTCACAAACTTTTTCCACTCATCGCCTGTAAAAATTTTGATGTCCCAGCCGTCACCGAGGCTTAATCGTATTCGTCGCATATCCCACATACTCCTTTAAAATGTCAGCAGCTTCTTTCCAAGAATAGCAAACGACGTGTCCATATCCATTTTTGTGGGCATAATCTCTAAACTCGATTTGTTCGTCTGAGACACCACCTCGTGAACTTGCTTTCTTAGGCTTTACGCTTGGCTTCTTCATTTCAATATAAAGGCCGTGCCAAGCTTCAACAGGCAATGGAAGAAAAATATCAGGGATTCCAGGCTTAACCCCTTCGGCTTTCAATTGACCGCCACGAATTGAACGCGATTGTTTCGAATCACCACGGGAACCACCGTTCGGGATTGCATGAAGCCAAAGCAACTGAGGAACTTTTGGCGCAACACCTTGTTCTAACTTTTGAAACTCACCACCATTTGCCCAGTTGTCGGCAGCTTCAAAGCCTTGCCAATAAGCAATGTTAGCCCAAGCAAACAAAGCCTTTTGGTGTGAGTGTTCCGTTTGAGCTTTTAACAGGCTTTCAAATTTCATTTTTAATCCGGGCACTTTGGATTTGTGCTATTTGGTGAAAAAGGTTTATCAGTATAACAAGCAACTTTATATTTCGGTTCTTCGTTGCTGGTTATACAAGAATTTAAAATTGCAATTATTAAAATGTACTTCATGAATTACCTCTCTTTGCCTTAACGGTGGCTTTTCGGTAATACGCAACCACCTTTGTTATTATGTCCCATCCATCTGGAATAATTTGGTTTTCATCCTCGCAATCCACCCACTCCTCAAGCGTTTCAATTGCAAACTCCGACGGGCCGACCTTGGCCTCAAGCTCTGAAATCCTTGCTTTGAGTTTGGAGGTTTCGGCTTTGTGGTCGGAATGTTTGACGTATTGACCTTCTTGAGTATCATCCATATCCGGAATAGGATCGCCATATATATCAAGCTCTACACATGGCTCATATCGTTCAATCTCACTCATGATTCCCCCCCGTGTTTGGGTTGGTGTAGCAAAAATTACAATTCGGAACGCATTCTTTCTTTTCAATGACTGAGTCAAGGTGCTTGTACCAATCAGAGTCTTCATGACACCAATCACGCAAATTCACCAGCTCCGCTTTCAGCTCATCATTCTCTATATGGAGTGCTTGATTCTCTAAATCCATCTCCCCAAGAGTTACTACAAGTTGCTCTTTTGAGTCTTTCAACTCTTCATTCTCTTTCTTGAGGGCTTGGATGGTCTTGCAGATATCGGATTGGTTGAATCCTACAAAGTAGTATGACATACAATTGAATCTTGCGAGTCCATTTATCCATTCACCCCCACACTCAGGACACATCGTTTCATTTTTCATCGGTCGGGCTCCTTATCCAGTCTCTTCCTAGCACGATACAAAGCCATGACAGAAACTTGGGGAAAATACTTTTCTTTGACCACATAAGCGGAAAAGCCTTTTCTCATCAGTTCAACCGCTCTTCGCTCTTGCTTTTCTGTGAGGGCGTATTTTGTTTTTGTTTTTCTCATGACTTACCTTCCACGGTTACACCGATTGCTTTTGCACAGGCCATTACAATAGGCCCGACCCGTTCCCACTCGGATTCTAGCCCATTTTCTTTTGCTTTCTTGCTCAGATCTTCTGACCATTCCCATCTTTTACAGCCGATATGAATGTGGGTTTTAGTGCCTATGATTTGATACTTGCTAATCGTAAGAGAGAAAGCGTTCCCATTCAGCTCTGCACCATTCAGCTTTGCATGATTCAGCTTTGCATTATCCAGCTTTGCATAATTCAGCTCTGCATGATCCAGATCTGCATAATTCAGCTCTGCATGATCCAGATCTGCATAATTCAGCTTTGCATAATTCAGCTCTGCATTATCCAGCTTTGCATAATTCAGCTCTGCATGATCCAGATCTGCATAATTCAGCTCTGCATGATCCAGATCTGCATAATTCAGCTTTGCACGTTTACCCCATGACTTACCATTCAACCAACCGAAATGCTTGATTAGAACTACACGGATATTCCCATCAAATTCTGGGGCTGACATTTCTGATACAAAGGATGCGTATTCTTTTAATTTCATGACTTACCCTCTATGATCTTAACCTCATCACCTCGGATAATTCGGGCTGGCTCGCCTTTGCGGACTGC